CGCACACGAGATAAGACGAAAAGCAATAGAAATGAATGAGTGGGTAGATTATATGGCAGAACTACTTACCTTAAAGTACAAAAACCTAGATAAATCAAGGCTTTTTCATAGGTGGTTTGACTCTGGAGATTTACAATCTTTCTCACATTTGATGAAAATATTTGAGGTGTGTGAACTTACACCACATATTAAATACTGGTTAGCTACAAGAGAGTACAAGTTAATAGATAAAATAAAAGAAGAAGATGTACCAAAGAATTTATGTTTGCGTGTATCAGCAATCAAAGTAGATAGTCAACCCCCTAGTTTTTGGAAGTGGACTTCTGGTGTACACAAAGATAAAAAAGCAATAGGCAGAGAATGTCCTGCATACAAACAAGATGGTGAGTGTAAAGATTGCCGTGCCTGTTGGAGTCGTAAAGTTAAACAAGTAAGTTATAAGGAGCATTAAAATGAAAATAATACCAAAAGAAACAAGACCAGGAATGATGCAGATAACTAAAAACATGTTATTTACTTTTGATGATATTCAAGATGCATGCATTAAATTAGGTTATGATAACCATAAAATGCTAGATGAATTAACGGGATTTCCAAATGGTGAAGATAAATGTGTTGGAGTGTTAGAAAAATAGGAATTCTAGACGTAGAATAGGTAACTTAGAACCTGTAGAAAGTTAGGGGCCAATGACTTTTAACTAAAGTCCTAGTATGAGGTAAGACTTTTCCTCCCCTTTGGTCGTTAGGGTTATAACGACCACTTTAACTTTTAATAAAGGAGTAATGATGGGAGAGTATACATCTGAAAGATTAAATGAAGAAAAAAAATTAACTGAAGAAGAAGTAAGAGCAGAGTATAAACTACAACGTAAAGATAAAATTTTTAGAAAATGCTGGCCTGCTAATAATGATAGTTTTTATGAGTGGTGCTCACAATACCTAGACTATCAACATATAACAAAGAAAAAAAAATCAAAAAACATTTGACAAAAGTTTCTAAATGTGATAAGGGAATAGACAATGAAAAAATACAAAATAAGACTAACAGGAATGGGATTAGTAGCAACAGGAATAATATCCTTTCAAGAAGAACCAACACTAGAACAAGTAGAAAATGAAACAGCTTTATATCTAAATGAAAATCTTTTAAAAGTAGAACTAGATGATTTCTACGCACAAAATAGATACAATTTAACATACGAGAAAATAGTAATTTGAATTATAAACAACAATTAGCAGTTATAGAGGGTCTTTTTGTACCACCAGATTCACAGATAAGAATGGATTGTCCATTCTGTAAAAATAAAAATACATTGTCAGTAGATACAACAGAAAATAAAATAGGTTGGTTCTGCTTTCATGCGTCTTGTAAAGCAAAAGGAAAAAAAGAAGGAGAAAAAAATATGCAATATGTAGAAAGAGTATTTCATGGTAATAAAAAATTACACATAGAGGACTCAGAATTTCCAATACCAGATAGCTTTCAATCAATATACTCAAATGAAAAAGCTATGCGCTGGTTATCAAATAATAATTGTTGGGAGGCTTGGTCTTGGGGTAGAGCAGATTTTAAATATGATGTAAAACAAGATAGAGTTGTGTTCTTAATTAAAAATAGAATATCACATAAAATAGTAGGTGCAGTAGGCAGAGCATTAAATACAAGAGATTACCCAAAGTGGTATATGTATGGTAACAAAGATGTTCCTTTTAAATGTGGCGAGTGTGTTGATGCAGTCATTGTAGAAGATTGCCCATCTGCATGTGCAGTATCAAATATACTAACAGGTATTGCAATAATGGGTACTAAATTAAAAGCGTTACACAAAAGTCATTTAGAACCATACAAAAATTTATATATATGTTTAGATAGGGATGCTACAACAAAAGCATATGACATGGCAAAAGATTTAAGATCATCTGGATTTGAAAATGTAATAGTAAAACCATTAGAGGATGACCTTAAATATTATAGCACAGACATTATAAGGGAGATATTTTATGACAAGTGAAATGTTACAAGAGATACTTGATGATTGGAAAAGCTGGAAGCATGACATTTATGAAAGTAATAAATCTACTTGGACTCAAAGAGATGATAGTAAAGTAGATGCAATAACAGCTATACTAAAAGAACAATTAGCATGGCAGAAAGCAGCGGATAGAAGATGATAGAAAAACAAATGATTAGGCTTATGCTGAATAAAAAATTTTATACTCAGCATAAAGGTATGTTATCTCCAACTATATTTGCAGGAGATATAAGTTCTTTGTATGAAACAATACAAAAGGCACACGAAAAATATGAGGAAGATATAAAGGTAGATGAGTTATACTCATTGCATACTGCTATATTTAATCCTGCATTAACTCGTGCTGCAAAAGAAAAGTTTAGTGAATTAGTAGAAGACATTAAGGAAGTACAAGAGCCAAGCAAAGAAATAGCAAAAGATATTATGCGTATACTATCTGATAGAGATTTGGCACAGAGAATAGCAGTAGAGTCTACAGAAATATT